ACACTTACAAATGCACTTTGGGGGGCAGTGGGTTCTGGTAATGCCATGAACCATTCTGTTGTACGCCAGAACATAAATCCATATAGAGTAATTAACCCTCTAGGCCAGATACGCCACTTATCAATCCTAGAAGAACTGATATGATTATACCAAGAAGGAGCTTCTGTGGTACTTCTATCTACTTCTATGATGTTTACTTGATCTTTGTTATTTACCATTTTTTAGTTCCTCAATTTTATTTGAGTTGTTTTTTATAGTTGTACTATTATTTATAGGAGTTCGGTCAAAAATTATCTTCTCTAATTTAAGAAAATCAATACGTTCATTTGGAACATATCTCCATATATAATCCCCATCTAATTCACCACCCACCTTAGTGACGCCAAATACTGTCTGTGATATACCTATCTTAACGATTAATGCACGTTCACCATCAATAAGAACATGATCACCCTCTTGAAACTGCTTATTCATGCTAAATGCAAGACCTTTGCTAAACTTAGTCGCAAAGTCTTTAACCATAAATCCAAACACAACAATCAAAACCATACCAATATAAGGCAGAATAAATTCTGTTATTTCTATCGCAGCTACATTTGGTGTTATAACGTCCATTATTGTTTAGCCTGTTCCTTCTTTTGTTCTTCTAAGTGTTCTATTAGCAACCCTATATAAACTTCCCTCTCCCAAGGCATCATATTATCCAATTCTGTTAAGCTCCAATTATGGTGTTGTATCATTGCAAAATTAGTTTTATAATAATTAGTCACAGAGTCATGAGAAAGGGCTAACCGAAAAAACTTTGAATACCCTCTATAACTACTTCACCTTTCTTTTTAGTTTTAGGATTAGTAACCTCAATAGAATGAGCAACTTTAGGCATAGTATCAAAGAAATCTGCTAAACCTTGAAATTGCTCAGTAGTAAGACTTTCAATAAACTCATTCAAATCAGATTCAGACATATCTATTTTACTATGTACAGTTTCTCCATCAAGAATCTCATGAATACATTTTTTTATCATAGTAAGAACTTCATCAAATCCTGCATTTTCTCCACCGTCCATACCAACCATATCATTAAGTGTAGGGTAGTTCATTATAATTTTAATCTTATCAGTTATACTAATTTCATTAGTGTGGCCCAATTTCTGATTCACACCAACATCATCTAGATTAAGAGAAGTTTTAACTCTAGTTTCATTATCGTCTGGGCATAGTAAATTTAATTCAATTTTCTCACCTACAGATTTACCTCGTATTCTTAGAAATAAAAATTCAACATCAAACATGGGGACATTAAATGGGTCTATTTTTTCATATGTACAGTTAAAAATAATTCCTGCTAACGCATCACGTATTTGTTTTTCATCTTCTGATTCAGAAGCCATCATTAATACTTTTTGTTCTTTAACTAAGAATGGTCGATACTTGATTTTTTCACCAGTTGATGGTTGCTCAAGTTCGTATACTTGAGACTCTAATTTAGGTAGTGCCATAATTTTTCATCCTTTATTATAATCTATTTAATATTCTAGGTATGTTTCTAGAAATATTTCTTTCCGCTGAGTTTATCACAGTTTCAAATATTCTACCCATTATATCTGGGGCTTGTTGATTTTGATCTAAGTTTGTCCAATACCTAAAAGAGAAAGATACGTTGGTTTTAATAATCTCTGTTGCTTCAGAAGCTGTTAGAGTAGTTGCTGTAATAGTTTTAGGAAACACTTCCCACAACTTCAAACCATAACGTCTTACATCTTGTCTATCTAATAGATATATTTCCATAGAACCTATGTAATCATTATAGTATCCTATGTTCCAAGTCTTTTCATTAAATGCTTGTTTTTGCCAATTTTCAAAAAATACTCTTTCATCCAAACCAGAGCTTGCTTGAAAATCAATTGCAATTTCATCTGCATAAGTTACACCCTCGACTACTTCTCTATTAGGGCCATACACATTATTATCTGCTGCTGTTGTTAGTGTTCTGCCAGGTAATATAACACTCTCTACTCTCAAAGATATATCTCTTACGTTAGAACTTCTTTCTGCATTATTAAATACATTTTCTTTACCACCACCACCTAATTTTGCTGGGCCTTGAATTACTACCTCATATCTATTTGGTACAGCATATCCTTCATTTGAATGAAATGCAGAAAGTATATCATTCATTACACCAAAAGATGTACTCTCTATAAAACTTGCAACTGTCATTAGATCATTCCCCTAGAATCAGACCATACTGATTTTGATGATGCTTTCTTAAATCTCTGTACAGGTAATAATGCAGCTATCATAAATTCATCTGCATCTATTCTGCGAAATTGCGACTTTGTTTGACCGGACAAATATTTATGTATAGTTGGTTGTATTAGTTTTATTTTTTTAAGTTTTTGATAATCAACAATCAACTTTGTACTTTCATCAAATTGTGTGTTATTAGAGAAATCAACCAATCTATCTAATAGTTTAATTCTTAATGGTAATGGTAAATAGTGAAAGTTAATTCCTAAAAAACCATCTTTGTAACGCTCTATCGGTAGAACCAGAGGAAATGTATCGTAGTAAGGAAGTTTCTTCTTGAACTTAGGATCATAGAAGAACATATTCAACTTACCAATAAATGGTTTATTATCTCTCTTACCATCTCGTATCAAATCTAAAGCAGCGGGCTTACCAAACTCTTTGATTTTATCTTTGTACCATTGGGTGGATTTTGGTCTACCACCAGCTGCATCTAGAACGCTTTTTATGAATTTTGACTGTGCCATATGACTATTTATACTTTATGTTTAGATGATCTTCTGTTAATATCTTAAACTCCATATCATTATTATTACACCATTCTGTAGCATATTTCCACTTTGATTCATTAATACCCCAAGTTTTAACTTCTCCATACCAGCCTCTGGTTTTTCTTTTCGGTTGTTTTGGTGGTGGAGAACATTGCTTCTTAGGTTTTACCTCAATAATAAACTTCTTAATAGAACCATCAGTCTGTTTAGTTTTTATGTAGAAATCTGGAAAATAACGATGTATTCTACCATCCCAAGGAGACAGATATGGTATAACAATCTCTTCACTTCCCCACTCAAGTATAGAGTTATTGGTATCACAATATACCATAAACTTTCTTTCCCATAAAGAACGATAGACTATCTTTTGTGGATTACCTTTATATTTTTGAATATTTCTTGGATTATACTTTCCTTTGTATGACATAACGTATAAATACTTTCATTAGAGTTTATAAGGATATTTATACATGGTTCTCGAAAGTGTTACAAATGCCGTCCGTTCCACAATAGCAGGAAGATTAAATTCAGCAGTACGTAGTAAAACTGGAGGTATTGGTTCTTTATCTAATACTGCTACTGAAGCTGCTACTTCTGCACTTGGTAATTTATCACCAGTTGGAAAGTTTAATACTGAGATTATGTCATATCCATCAAATGTTGATTCTGATCCACAACAAGGTCATTATATATTATTCAATATAAATGAGTTTACTCCAGGTAAAATAAAGTCACCAAAAGTAGAAAAATCTTTTGATGCGATTAACTCATCACTTAAAGCTGAGTTTGGGAATGACTTTGAAGTTGATGAAGATGATAATACTGAAGATCCAGTAGAAGGTCTTGCCGGAGCAGTGGGCGAAACGGTTTCTGGTCGTACTAAGGGTGGATCGATACTTGCTGAAAGACCAACTGTTAGATCACCAGCAGTAATAGCTTTATATATGCCCCCATCTGTACAAGTTGAATATGAGGTCAAATATACAGATCAAGAAATTGGCACACTTGCAATGTTAGGTAAGGATGCAATTACTGCTTTCATGGGTGCAAAGGGTGGTACGGAATCTAAATTAAATGCAGTTGCAAAATCTTTGGGAGGCAACGCTAAAGAAGGTTTTACAAATCTACTTAATAATATAACTGATGGCGTTGCTAGTGGAGCAAAAGCTTTACAACAAATTGAAAGTGGTAAGGTTATTACTCCTAGAATGGAAATGATGTTTGAGGGTGTTGGTAGAAGGTCTTTTTCATACACATTTGCATTTATACCTAAAAGTGCTGAAGAGGCAAAAACAATAGAAAAAATAATACATACATTTAAAGTAAATATGATGCCTGAGTATTCAAATAAAACCACAAGAAGAGAAATGAATATTCCAAATACTTTTGATATTACATATATGTATCAGAATAAAAGAAACGGGTTTATTAATAGGATATCAAGTTGTTTTTTGCAAAAGATAGATGTTCAATATGGCGCAGATCGTTATACTGCTTATGAACCAACAGCAGGAATGAATGGTGTTTCTCCACCACCACAGAAAAGCCAGATTACATTAAACTTTACTGAATTAGAAACATTAAGTAAAGATATGGTTAAGGAAGGTTTCTAAAATGTATTTTGCAAACTTTCCCTTCATAGTATATGATTCTGTTGGAAATGGTGATTTTAAAATCGTAACCAATTTATTGAAACGTGTTGCTTTACGGACAAAAGTAAGAACAAATACTTTGCTGTATGATACATATGACGTTAAAAATGGTGAAACACCAGAGATGCTTGCAGATAAACTTTATGATGATCCAGAATTACATTGGGTAATACTATATGTTAACAACATTACAGATCGTTATCATCAATGGCCATTAAATAGCGCACAGTTTAATGCATTTGTTAATGATAAATATACAGATATAAATGCAGTACATCATTTTGAGATAGCACAAACTTCTGGTGATACTACATTAAAAATTGATATAGGAACAGATACCACGGGGTATTCTGAATTAGACCTCACTACAATTACAAATTATGATTTTGAAATAGAGAGACAAGATGATCTACGAAAAATACGATTGTTAGATGGAGCTTACATAGAACAATTTGTAGAAGAATTTGAAACTCTTATGGGAGCAAGCATACTATAATGGCAAAATTAAAAGCCGTTGGTGATTTTGATTTAATTAAAGCAGAAATGATTACATCTTCTGGTATGGTTATAGATTTATCAGCATCAATAATAAATATAACTATTTTTGAAGATACTGGTATGACTGCTGTAACAGGGGATATACTCCTACAAGATTCTTTTGCATTAACATCAGTGGGCCCAATTATTGGTCAAGAATATCTAAAACTTAAAATACAAACACCAGGCCTTACACATGTGGAAGAAACTATAGATTTTACTGAGAATGTTTTTTTAATTAATTCTTTGGAAAGTAGAATAGAATCTGGAAATAACGTACAGGTGTATTTGTTAAATTTTACATCATCAGAATTAGTAAGTAATCAAAGAACTAAAATCTCTCGTTCATTAAAAGGTTCTTACTCAGACATTGTAAGAATTATGTTACGTGAAGTTAATTGTAAGAAAAAAATTTATATAGAACGAACTGCTGGTGTTAAAAGAATTGTTGCTCCAAACGTAAGACCATTTGATATTATAAAGATGGCAACTAAAGAAGCAGTATCAGCATTAGGTGGAGGCCCAAACTATTTATTTTTTGAAACAATAAAAGGGTATCATTTTAGAAGCCTTGCAAGTTTATATTCACAAAGTCCGATGCAAACATATACACAACACGTTCATGGATCAAGTGTTGAAAAGGGTGGAGCAGTAAATATAGAAAAAGAGTTGGGAAATATTCTTGATTTTGAAATTATAGAAAATGCCAATAGTTTAACTAATTACACTGTTGGAGTATATGCTTCTAATCTTATCGTTCATGATATTTTTAACAAATCATATAAAAAGTATCAATATGGTATTTTTGATAATTTCAATACTGAAAATCATATCACAAGTAAGCATCAAAAAAATAAAAAAGATTTTCCAATATACAGCCACCTTATTGTTGATGAGAATAAAAATACTGTTCAAGATTTTCCTGCTAGAACATTTGTAACTTCTTCTTCTATTCTTGGAGGCAAAGATGCTCAACATACTACAGAAAATAATAGATCACCATTTTCACCATCAAATCCACAAGATTGGTTGCAACGTAGAACTTCACAACTTGTACAATTAGAACAGGGATTATTATTGAATATATTAACTCATGGTAATACTGTTGTGAGTGCTGGTGATATCGTAAAATTAGATATACCATATAATGCTTCATTCAAGACTACTAAAAATGAAAAGAATGATAGATTTTATAAAGGAATGTTCTTTGTAAAAAGACTTAGACATGATTTTGATTTTGGTGATAAGAAACATAAAACATATATGACACTCGTAAAGGATTCATTAGAAGAAACACTGGATGGCCCAAAAGATAATTTTGAACCGAAACCAAAAACTTCCCTAACAAAAAACTCGTCTACTTTTGGGGAAGAATTAAATTTTTTCCACCCTAACCAATAACCTATAAAGGAGGCCCATATCTCAAAACACGCCCTAAACTAATAATCTGAAATTAACAAAGGAAAATTAAAAATGGCAAAAGCTACAATGAAAAACCGTATTAACAAAATGAACTTTCAGAGACAGGAGAGAGAAATGACAATACAACCACTTTCAGATGATGATAAATATATATTACAGGTAGCCGGGCAAGGTTTGGATATTAGGAACAAATATGAAAACATATTACGAACTACAGGAAGGTCTTCAAGACCCCAACATATTTAAAGCGTTCTTTCTTGCTGGAGGCCCGGGCAGCGGTAAATCATATGTTGTCCGGTACTCCACTGGTGGGACAGGATTGCGTGTGGTAAACTCTGATGACGTATTTGAGAAGTATCTCAAGGACGCTGGCCTCTCATTGAAGATGCCTCCAGATGAATGGGAAGCAAATCAGAAGGAACGGGGTAGGGCAAAGAAAGTCACTGTTTCTCGCCAAAAGAATTATATCGAAGGACGTATCGGTATGGTAATTGACGGCACTGGTGCGAGGTACGATAATATTAGTACACAGAAGGCAGACCTAGAAGCACTAGGATATGACTGCCACATGATATTTGTCAATACCTCACTTGACGTTGCGTTGGAGCGTAATGCCGCACGTGAGCGCACTGTACCAGAGGATGTTGCCATCACCAGTTACAACGCAGTGCAGGGCAATATCGGTAAGTTCAGCTCCCTGTTTAGAGGCACTATGGTTATCGTTGATAACAACGAGAAAGATCAGGATATTGAGAAAATAACCTTCAAGGAAGTCAGGCGTCTATTGGGTAAGAAGGTTAAGAATAGACGAGCTAAACAATGGATTGAAATGGAGATGAAACGCCGAGGTATTACAAAAAAACCTAAAGGTTTCTAAATTAACTGTTGACAAACTCTATTTAGTGTGTTATACTTAGGTATAATCAGAGAGAGAGAGTGTTATGGTTACTAAAGTTGAAATGAATAAATCCAATAGTTTAGGTTATGGTGATATGGAAGGTGATCTTCTAGGCCGTAGATTTGGTTTTGACATTTACAATGAACAAGAAGAAAAAACATATCGTGAGATATGGGTTTATGATCGTTCTAAAACTAAAAGATTTTGTGGAATTAATAGTAAAATGGTCACTCGTAATCGTATCGTTGCTTGCATAGAGTTGAGTAAGGAACGTAGTGCATGGCACGTTGATCTAATAAAGGTTGACAGTCGTTACAAGGGTAATAACCTTGCTGTTAAACTCTATACATTCCTACTTAAAGATGAAGGAATCACACTTCGCGCTGGTTCTTCTCAGTCTGAGGGCGGTCGATATGTTTGGAATAAACTATCTCGCCATAAAGATGTAACTGTATATGCAAAAAAATCTTCATACTCTAAGGTGATTGATTTTCCTAGAGCTGGAAAACGTGAATTATTTTCAAATCGGTTCAATTTATACAGTGATAATGCAGAAATCTTTGCAATTGCATCATAGTGATAAAAATGTCACAAAATGTAGATAATTCAATAAATCGACAATTAGATGTCGATTCTTGTTGACAAACCCTAATTGCTATGTTATACTATGTATATAATGAGAGTTAACAAAGAGAAAGAAATGATTATGAATAACGAAATGACTGCCCTAATTGAGAATATCAAAGCAGACTACTTCAACTGGACTACAGGTTGTTCGGCGGCCGCAGGGCGGGGCATCCTTAGTGATGTCAATAAAGATATGATTGAAAAATTTAATGAGAACATTGATTACAAGGCGGGTTCTAAGTACATCAAGGTCTACAATCGCAAAGGTTCTGTTTGGGGTTTTGTTGTCAACACTGACAACGACAAAAAGTTCAAGAAGGGTGATCTTCTGAAAGCCGCTGGTTATTCTGCTCCTGCTCGTAACTTTGCAAGGGGTAATATCCTTGAAGGTGGTTACAGAAGTCCTTGGACGGGAGCTTAATTCTATGAAAATATTTCTAATAGTTATTGTTTTGTTCGCAATTGTTTTACTAGTTGGGTATCTTGAAGACCCTTGTGCTGTTGAAGGATTAATGGCGAATTGTGCAAATTAATCCTTGACAAACTCTATTGAGTATGATATACTATGTATATAATGAGAAATAAGAAAGAGGTTATTATGAAGTTAGGAACAAAGATTATCGGTGATTTCGGTGCAATGATTCCATTGTGGGAAGGTGAGATTGTCACTATTGATTCTACTTATGGAAGTGCTTTGGAAGAAGCCAAGATCAAGTGGGACGATAATTCTCACACTTGGTTGTTATTGAGTGATATTAACTCCCCCCCTACCGCTAACGGTTCGTCAATTGGATACTATACAGAGGAGGCATATTATGAGTAAAATGAGTGATAATATGGAAATGGTGGCAGTGATACAGTCTACCCTTGAAGATTCTCCAAGGACTGTTGCAATGGTTGAAGTAAAAAAGTCTGAATCTGTAGAAAAAAAATGTGAAGTTGCATTTGTTAAGACCAACACAATCACCAAACCTTGGTGGCGTAATGAGGGTGTTACTCCTATGTTTCCTGAGAAGACCTGTCGGTCAACGAGTGTTGGTGATATGGTACTAATTGGTAAAGACAAATTTAAATTTGAAAATTCTGGATGGAGTAAAATATAATGAAGAAGTATAAACACAGTTACAAATATTGGTTGGGTTATATTGTTGGTACAATCGAAAGATTTACTAAATGATTAAAGCAATGTTAATAGTTGCAAGTCTGGGTATCAATACAGAGATGCCCGATATGGATTCTTGTTTGAAGGCAAGAGCTGCAATCTCATCTCAGGATGAATCAATTAAATCCTTGTGTATTCCTAAACAAAACGAAACAGATAAAATGAAAGAGATGTTTGAAATTTTCATAAATATTGTTGACCGAATAAAGGAGATGGAATATAATGAAGAAATTGGAGGTGCAAGTGGATATTACTATGACACGTATCGATAATGCTAGAGTTGCTCTAGATAATAGTAAATCTGAATGGGCAAAGAACTATTGGGAAAATATTTTGGGTTATATGTTAAAAGTAGCTAACAGGAGAAACTAAATAGTGTCATGGTAACATTAACACATCGTGCTAAAAAGTACATGAAAAGTGTAATTTATAATGGAGACTATGTGTCCCTCAGTGTAAAAGGTGGGGGATGTTCTGGTATGCAATATGTATGGGATTTAAAAAATAATCTACCTAACGTTACATGGTCAGACCCTATAGAAGACGTATTAGTAGTCGATTCTTTAGCTGAAATGTATGTTATGGGTAGTGAAATTGATTATGTAATAGGACTAGGTGGTTCTTATCTTGAAATTAAAAATCCTATGCAAAAAAGTTCATGCGGCTGTGGAGAAAGTTTTGGGGTTTGAAATTTTTAAATACAAAAATGAAAAAACTCCTAATTACAATTACACTATTAGCATCACTTACGATGACAACTTCTTGTGCATTACTAGTTCCGATACCTTGGCAAATTTCAACAGTATTAACGGCTGGAGATGTAGTATTAATTAGCAAATCAGGGAAAAGTGGTACTGAGTATATTGCTGAAGAGATAACAAGTAAAGAATGTCAATGGATTAGAATTTTACATTATGAAAAACCCTGTATGAATAAAAAAGAATATTTAGATTATCTTATAGATATGAATTGCAAAGAATATGGGTGGAATTTAATTGGTTTGCCTGAATGTAAAGGAAAATAAGATGCATGAATATAAATGTACGATTTTAAGAGTAGTTGATGGTGATACAGTAGACGTAGATATTGATCTAGGG